ATCAGCTTTCACTTCTGCTGGCCCTCTACCTTTCCCCGCTGGCGCAAAAACGTCCACCTGATAAATACCAAGGTGCTCGTCTAAACCGCTTGCCCCCAATCCAGCTTGTTCTGTGCTCGCGGGTAAGTTTGTTCCCCGTAGATAAAGCGTTGCCTTTGTGGGCTTAAATACTGTGCTTGGCCAAGCAATAGGTGAAGAACCTGACAGCGTGTTTAATCTGCTGTCGAGCGCTGCGCTAATGTCTGAAAATGTTGTCGTCATTTGGGTAGCTTCGCTATTGCCTTTTGTATTGCCGCTTGAAATCTTGCTATGTTGATTCTGACCATTCCGCTCGGCGCTTGCTTACTCCAACCGTATTCCAATCTTTGAGCATAGGGCAGGTTGTTTGATATGTATAACGTATCGTCAACCGTTGATGTTTCTATAGTCTGCGCCATTTTTGACGTACTGCCTTGGCCAGAAGGGTCTATGCTGCTCGATGCTGATAAGTCTGGCGAATTAATACTTGCGTTCCAATTGCCTCTGAATCTACCTGTATCAACTGGGCTGCTTTTAATTATCGAACCAAACAAATCAATTGCCACTGTTTGCTTTACATCGTTGACGTTGCGATTGGTCTTCTCTGCAAACTCCTTAATGTCTAAGCTGAACGTCATAATATACATCCGTACCAGATGGCGAAACCGTCCGAACATCCATGACCCGATAATTTACTGAATCAAAGCTGCAATTGTCGTCAATTTGTGGCGCACCGTTCCCAGCCTGAAAGACTAACCTAACATCGTCCCGCTGGATTGTTTCGCTGTCTATTTCGCCTTTGGTAAAGTTTAATCTTGCGCCTTTGCCCGTCACAGTAACCGTTGAGCCTCCGCTATACGTTCCCGTTGCTGGATCGAACGTGCTGCTTCCCGTCCTAGTAAACGTGGCAGTTGCGCCAAACTGAGTTATCAGGCTGGTCGCTGTACCTTTAAGGGCTACATAATCAGGCACGATACACCTTATAACGGGTTGACTAACAGCTTTCTTAACTTAGCCTCAGCAGCGGTCAGGTAAGTATCTGGTCTTGCTCCAACGGCATACTCAACCTCAAGATCACCTACCTTTTCTCGTTTGGTCTCGCGGCCTAAGTTAGCTAACGGATTAACACCGCCGTCTATGGCAATACAAATCTCCATCTCAGCCTGTTTTAGCAGCGTTGGGATCTCGTCTGAGTCAACGTAATACGCATCCACTTCAACCCCGAAACGGGGCCATTGGAGCGCCTGATCGATGTCTGACTTAGTGCCAAGGAATTGACGGCTTTCTAAATAGTCCATTGCTTGAATGATTAGGACTGCCGCTGTACCTGTTATCGTAATGCCTCGGTCTGTTGCATAGGTTGCAAGATCAGCCTCGGAAACGTAGCTGTTTGAATTGGTCAACCCTGCGCCTGTTTCAACAATAATCGTCGCCATTATGCGTCCTCAATCCATCCGTACAATGAGCCAGTCACTAGACAAGCCTTGTCGGTTGTTGCTAACAATCCCACTACCACGCCAGCAGGAAATGCNGACGGAATAGGGAAGTTGTANGTCACTGTGCTGTCTTGCAGCTCTACCAATCCGTAAGGTATGAAAACAAACGGATCAGCAAATGTTATTCCGTTGTATCTGTTTGCGACTAATTTTACAGTTACTCTTGAATCTGAGCTTGAGCTTGAGCTGCCAGCTATCGCGCCCGCTAAATAGAAAACCTTGCCTTTAGGAACCATCTTAGCTGACGAAAATTGCGTGTTCTCGCCCGTTAGAATTTCGGCGTAAACATCAGATCCATTATAAACCGTGATGTCTCCTGCTGCTTTCTTGTTAGATCCAAAAGTTAAGACGTGCAATTCGTTGATGAAATAAACGTCTGTTGCTGACATTGTTACTGGGCTCGTGCCGTTGAGCGTTATAGTTTCGACTTGCTCGAACTAGGTCAGTGTCTAAATAATGAACTTCAACCGTTCTTAAACCAGTGCCGCCTGATGCGTCATTAGCGCTTGTGCTCACAACTGACATCTGTAGACCGCCGATTGCTGGGCCAATAAACGCGCCATTCGACCATATCATTTGATCTGATACGGCCCCGCTAAACACTTTTTGACCAAACGAATTGAAAGGGCTTGCGTTGGGTACTTTGCCTCGCGCTATATCATTGTTGATCGAGTCAACGGGCAATCGGTCAAGTCGAGTCACCAGTTCATGCGAGGTATCTGCCCTAGCAGAAGTCGATAACCTGATGCCCTGTGCTGACATTACTTAGCCTTTTTGGATACTTTAGGCGCTGGTTTATCTGACCAAATTACATCTTTGTCAGTCAGATCTGATTTGTTTATTTCTACCTTACCGTCTGGGTGGTCTTTCCGTACCACAACTACCGTTTCAACTACCGACATTCTTTACTCCTTAACTGATAGGGCCACCCCAAACGGGGCAGCCCATCTCAGAGGTTTTAGCCAAGCAGCAATGCAGTGTGCTCGGGCTTGATGTTTTTAACACCCCAAGCCAAACCAACTTCATAACGTACTTTTCTATAGCCTTTGTACATGGCAAATTCCATGCTCAAACCTGAGCGCGGATCAGTGATAACAATCACGTCTTCAGCCATGTCGCCTTCTTCTGGTCGCGCAGGTGCACGAGCAGCGAGGACAAGGGCAGATCGGTTGAAAGCCATGTTACGAGCAGCAGAAGCAACGACCGTGATGGCCTTAGTAGCTGTGCTCATTGCAACGCGCAATCCTGGAGCCGCCAAAGTGATCGTCCCACCGCCTGATACATCAGCATCGCCAGAGGTGATAACGTACTTGTTGCTGTCGCCAGCGAAAGTCACAACGTCACCAGCCAACAGCGTTCCAGTACCAGCAGATGCCAAGGTCAAGACCGTAGCGCCTACAGCGTAGCCAGAAGCATCAGTGGTTGCACTTGTGCCCGTTCCAGCAGTGAAGTCTGCGATCTGAGCTGATTCGCGCAAAGGCATACCAGCAAGATCAAGCAACACGCCTTGACGCAGCATTGAGTCAGTACCAGCAGAGTTAACCGCTGATTGCTTACCAATGAAGTTAGCACCAGCAGCAGTATTAATAACCAACTGGTTATCGCTCTGCGGGCTACCGTTGTCCTTCAAGATCTTGAGAACATTGGAAGCATCGGTGTAATCATTAGCAGTACCGAATGGCGTAGTGCCAGCGGTGCCGTATGCTCGTGAGAACGTAGCCTGTAAGCCAGCCAAATCAGATTCGACTTCGTTGGCTACAGCTCGGATTGCCTGAGCAATTTTATTTGCTCGGACGCTCAAATAGCCAGGGCCAGTGTTCAGCTTCTTCTGATCGTCGCCAATAAAGCCAAACTCAGCAGCTCGTGACTTCGTGATCTGAATTACAGTGCTGCCTGAAGTCTGACCAGTTGGATCAGGAACAGTCATAGCAGGTGTAATGTTAGACACGTTACCAGCAGGTTCAACGTCTACAACGATGTTTTGGTTGATACCAGCGCGTTCAGCACTAGCGTTCATAGTTACCGCAGGGATCAGGCCAGTCAATTCACGCGAAACCACATCAAGGGCTTCGTAAATATCAGGCACGATTGAGGAGATTGTATTCTCAGCCATGTTTAATTACCTTTCATCAGTTTAAGATTTCACCGCCAGACTTCACGAATTCCATGCGCCTGACAGGGTTTAGTGCCTCAAATTCAGCACGAGTTTTCACTTTTGCAGCACCGCCGCTATTTGAGCCACCAGAAGCACCGCCACCTGATGATTGATTGCCCTTGAGCAAAGCCGAGTATTTCGGGTTGCTTTTGAACTCGGCCTTTAGGTCATCAAGAGATGAGACCGTTAAGTTACCTTGGGCATCAGTAACTTTAACACCGTCTTCATGATACTTCAAACGGCGTGAAATAAAATCACTCAGCAATTCTGCGTTAGATCCGTCAGCTAATTCTGCCGCAATCCGCATTGCTGCGTTATCCCGTTTCTCATTGGATATAGACACCCTTAAACTTTCCAGCTCTTGAGCTGTTGTCTTGTATCGTTCTTCGGCTGACCTATGCAATGCTTCAAAGTCGCCTTTCTCTTTGGCAATCCGTTCTCGATCTGCTTCTGCTTGCGCTTCGACTTCACGCTTGGCTTGCTTGGCTCGTTTGGTTTCGGTCAACAATGTCTCAAGCTGGTTTCGCATTCGCTCATTCTCTGCCAGAATATCCGTTAGGTCTGGGGTCGGTTGGGCTTCTACTTCTTGGACTTCCATTTCTTCTACTGCTTGCATCTCGCTCATATTATTTCCTTTTGGTTACAAACCGCACTCACAGAGTGCTATGGGGTTAAATCTGCGAAGACAAGCGGATTCATGTCCCGCAGTTGTTGCAAGGTATAAACCCTGCCAGTCGGGTCAACAAACTTACCAATTGGCAGCTTGCCTGACCTGAATAAACGCGAACGCTCGATGCCAAGCGCTTCGTCTACAAATTCTCGGCTTTGAGTCTTGAGCCAGCCGCCGTATGTTAGTTTGTCTGATACTTGCCTGACACCGCTTGACCCTATCGATGGTCGGGTGCCTGCTAAGTCCAAACCCAAATCAAATTCCTTCTTTACCTTTGGAACGGTGGTGGATCGACAACCGTAATGAGCGGGTGGCATTGGCCCTTCATTGACTCTGTACAGCTTGCCGTCTCGCGCCATACAAACAAACGTCGTTCGCCCATCAAGCGTGCTGACCCATTCGTATCGGTCAATCAATCGCTCGTTTTGCTCATACATTTTGTTTCTTGCTATCGAGCTGACCGCGTTAATGATGGTGCTGACTAACGTATTGGCTTGGCGCTTCATCATTGTGCGGATAATGGTATCCAGCTTTCGGGCTATGCTTGGTGTTGTATCGCCCAGCAATACCCCGTCGGTAATTTCTTGTAATATCTGAGCGCCCTTTTTGACCCCGAATTGGGTTAGTGCTTCGGGTATTGTGATCCCGCTCATTGCGCCGATACTCATTGGGGTAGTCTCAACTGCTGCGATCAACGCGGCTTCTGCTGGTAATGCAAAAGTGACACTTGAAACCCTGTTTAGCATAGTTGCAGTGAACTCCGTCTCGCTCGCGGCAAACTCCAACGCGTCCAATTGGATCAACTTCTTGATGTCGCCCATTGTCAGCTTGGTCAGCGAGTCAACGTCCTTGAGCACGTCTTGCAATCGTTGCGCCTGGAAGTCGGTTGGCTCTTGGGCCAGCCTTGCGTTGATTTTCTTCCTCAGCCTGTTTAATAACTTGACGGCTTCCTTCGAGCGCCCGTTACCATAACGCTGCAAGAATACTTGGTGCCTAGTGGCTGCATCCATCAAGAATTGCTG